TATTGATAACGAACGCGAAGGACTGGTGCGCTGGGGCAGTCTGAAGCATTTCTCCAAGAAGACCAGCAACGATCCGGAACTGGATGCGTATCGCTTTGGGCGATGGGCAACCGCCTGCATGGGGCACCGCAAGTCAATGGACTGGTGCTCCGACAAGGGCATCCAGGTCAAGGCGCACCTCGAGACTGTGAACTCTGCGGGCGGCTTCCTCGTCCCTGACGAGTTCAGCAACGTCCTCATTTCGCTTCGTGAGCAATACGGTGTTTTCCGTCGCAACGCGAAGATCGAGCCGATGACCTCCGACACCAAGCGCATTCCCAAGCGAAGCGCAACCCTGTCTGCGAGTTTCGCTGGTGAAGCTACTGCTGGAACCGAATCTACGCAGACCTTCGAGCAGGTCAACCTGATCGCGAAGAAGCTGATGGTTCTGACCTCCGTGACAAATGAATTATCCGAAGATTCGATCTTGGCGATTGGTGACAGCATTGCGGGAGAAATCGCGTACGCTTTCGCGAGAAAGGAAGACGAATGCGGATTCCTTGGTGACGGCGGTTCAACCTACGGCGGTATTGTTGGTGCAGCCGACGCTCTGAACGCAGTTTCCTCGAACGCAGGCGTGACCACGACCGCGGGCACGAAGACTGCTGCCTCTGATATTGTGCTTGAGAACCTGCATACTCTGATGAGTACGCTGCCAGTTTATGCCGACACCCCAAACACCAAGTTCTATATGCACAAATCAATCTTCTCCGCTGTGTTTGAAGATCTGATCTACGGTGCAGGCGGAGTCTCAGCTCGCGAAATCTCGCAAGGTGCGCTCGGTACTACCATGTTCGGCTATCCGGTTGAGTTCACGCAGGTCATGCCGAGCTTCAGCACCGCTGCCGGTGGAAGCTCGACTGTATCGCTTCAGTTCCCAGTTCTCTTCGGCGACCTTTCCTTGGCATGCGCCATGGGGGACCGTCGCGACAACACCATCGCGTTCTCCGATTCCGCTTTCAACGCCTTCGAGCAGGACGAAATCGTCGTGCGTGGCACCGAGCGGTTCGATATCAACTTCCACGCTCCAGGCACTTCCACCGAAGCCGGACCTATCGTCGGCTTGGAACTGGCTGCAAGCTGATCCAGAAGGGAAACCACTCAAATGATTCATGCACAGAACCTTGGCTTCGCAGCCTGCATTCCGCCGGAAGCCATCAAGGACAACGCAGCGGCAACCAACGTTGCAGTTGACACCCTCGGCTATGACTACTGCACCATCGTGGTCACAATGGGTGCAACTGATATTGCAGCCGCTCTGATGAAGGTGACCGAATGCGCCACGACTGGCGGCAGTTATACGGATGTCACAGGTCTTGTTGCTGGAACCAGCAACAACATCACGGGATCGACTTCTGCGCTCCCGGACACCGACAACAACGACATTCACGTCTTCGAGTTTCCTCTCGACAGCCGTGAGCGATTTCTGAAGCTCGCATTCACGGCAGGAAACGGATCATCCGGTTCGTTCCAGTCTGCTGTTGCGATCCTTTCACGGAAGAGCGGTGGCTCTGCATACACGACCGCAGCAGATCGCGGCGTTGCGCAGATCATTCGGCTTCCTGAATGATTAAGTAACCTTCGGGAGTGGTCGGGGAAACCCGGCCACCCCCATTCAATATTGTCCAACTGAACAGGAAAACGACATGTACGACAACGACAGCATTCACCCGGTTCTTTTTAACCAACGAGAGCAGATCAATGCAGGAGGCAATACGGTCACCAACATCGTTGACACGGCAGGATTCTCCGGTGGCATGTTAGTGGTCACGGTTCTGCTCGACGCGCTGAATAGTGCGACTGTGTTTGATAAACTCCAACTGCAAGAATCTGATGCCTCAAGTACAGGCTATTCAATCATCGAGGGATGCAATGCGCTCACAGATAATCAGGCTGATGGGTCTTCTGCGCCAACATTCGACAACGAATCTGACCACTCAATGATTATTTTCTACGTGCCTCTGATGGGCGCAAGGAAAAGGTACTACCGGGTCCGCTTGAATAACACAGGATCAGGGAATGCCGGGATTTCTTGCACTGCTCTGATTATTGGCGGGCAGAACCCAACCAGCCCCGCTTCATCATCATTGGTGGATGGTACTGACGGCGCGATCTTCAGAGCGGTGACCACCTAATGACACTCGCCGACAACGCACTGACAACCGTGGCCGATGTCAAGACGTACATGGGCGTGACCTCGAGCGATGACGATACGCTGATCGAGACGATTGTCAACAACGTCAGCGACCAGATCGAGAAGTGGTGCGATCGCAAGATCGTCCAGCAAACCGTCACGGAGTTCCTGGATGCACAAGCAAGTCGGACAATTGGTCTTTCGCACTCTCCTGTTATCAGCGTGGATCTCATCGCGTATGGAGCGAGGGACTCGGTATCCATCTCAAGTGATACTACAACAGATCTTCTTGCAACAATCGCGATTGAAGAAGACCAAGCGCGATGTGTCAGAATCGCGTCCGACGGCACGACTACTATATCGACGCTCGCGTTCACAACCTACACCACTACCGCAAACCTCGCAGCGTCGATCAACTCGCTGACCGGATTCGCTGCATCAGCGATCTACAACGCGCCCGTCTGGACACTACACAGAATGGGAGGCCGGAATGTCATGGATGCGACCGCGTTCCTCACAGTCACGGCTGATGACGAGAACGAGTATCGGGTTGACTATGATCGCGGCCTCGTGCATCTACGCGCTGACGCTTTTCCGCGTTTCGCCGAGAAGCGTTTCGCGAATCGTTTTCCGGATGCGTTTCAAAGTGTTCTGGTACGTTACGCTGCCGGGTACGCGACTGTTCCGAACGCTGCGGTCCAAGCTGCGTTCGAGCTTATCTCTGACGCATACCGTGGTCGCGACAAGGATCGGAGCATCAACCAGGAGAGCCTCGGCGATTATTCGTACACGCTCCGGGCATGGTCCGAGTGGTCGGAAAATGTGAAGACCTTGCTGGCACCCTTCCGGAGAGTTCGATGATCCGATCGCTGATCCAGACTCGAGGCCGTGACATCACCGTGCTGCGACCGCAGACCGTCCGCGATGCGGTTGGATCCCGCAAGAAGACGTTCTTGTCGCAGCCGCCCTTCCGGGGCTACGTCGCTGCTCGATCTGTCACCGAGTCCTTCGAGGGCGATCGCCAGCAAGCAGAGGAGAACGTCACCGTCTACGTTGAGGGCGGCACTGATGTCAACGTCACCGATCGGATCCAGATCGACGGCAAGACGTTCGAGGTAGTCGGCAAGCGCACGCCAGGGATGCGTACAGACAAGGATCGCCTCTTCTATCACATCATCGACGCACTATCGAACGAAGGTGTGTGATGGCTTCCAAGGTGACATTCAAGACGAACAAGATCAGACAGATGAATCAGCGAGCGACGCTGAAAGGCTTGGAGGCTTTGACGTTCAGCTTCCAAAGACGAGTCAAGAAGATGTTGAGCAAGCCGGGAACCGGCGAAAAGAAATCGGGACAGAAGTATGCGCCTAGCGTTTCGCCTAATCCCCCGGCAGTTCAAACAAACCGACTCCGGAACTCATGGGTTGCAGGACGTAAAAAAAGAACGACCAGACCCGGAAAGGTGTCTATCTTGTTGTCGCAAGGAGCAGGATTTGCAGATGCAGCCAAGTATGGATACATCCTTGAAAAAGGACTTGGTAATCTCAAAGGGAAAAAGCGTGAGTTCATAAAGCCTACGATCAAACTGTTCAGAGGCGGCAGAGCACAACGAATCTTCTCTAGTGTGTTCAGACGAGAGATAGCCAAGATCAACCAGAGGGGACCGCATGGCTAAAGCAATCGACCAAGCAATCTACACGCAGTTGATCTCCGACCAGACAGCAGGCAGCGCGTTCGACCTCGTCAGCGGTAGGATCTCGGCCAGCTACGGAGACCCAGGCGAAGACTTCCCTCTGATCACCTTCGAGCAAGTGGGTGCAGAAGTGCAGAAGGTATTCGGTGGTGCTGAAATGTTGCACCGCACGCAATACGAAGTCAGCATCTTCGGTCGCTGGGAAGATGGCCTTGCGGAACTTGGAGACATAGCCGATAAAGTGATAGAGCTGTTCGGTACTCCGGTGACTGGCACCGGGACGAACTTCGACGGAATACTCATGGAATGCTCGAGTGGTGCACTCATCGCTCGGGATGACGAACTCATTGTGGCAACGATAAGCGTCTCGGCCCGAGGCGTTCAAACTGGAGGACTTTGATGTCCAAGTACATACACGGATCAGAAGGCAACGTTGCACTCGGTGCAGCCAACGACAACGTCGCGGTTTTCAACACTTGGAGCGCAACCGTCACCCGAACGGTCCACGACATCACCGGGTTCGGTGACACGGGGCGGCGCAGGATGCTCGGACTTCTTGACGTTACCGGATCAGCAGGCGGAACTCTCAAGTATGACGCTGCGAATCATGCGCCAAATGCAGCGGGTACTGCTACGACATCCTCTGCGCTCGGCGACACCTTGGGAAGTGCTGGACTCCAAACCTTTGGCAACACGGGTAGCGCCAGCAGTCCGATCACTCTGACATTCGTCACCGGATGCACTTGGTCGTTCGCGGGAATCATCGACTCCATGGCCGCATCCTCAACGATGGGCGGCGATGCCACGATCACGATGAACTTCCAAATGTCTGGCGGAGCAGAGATGGTTGAGACCTGGGACGAGTCTTGATGCACAACGGTATATCGACGCCAATCGGTTTCCGGATATTCAGCCCGGATGACTGGGTGATCCGCATCGAGTACGATGACGGCACCGTTGTCCGCAAGGGTGTCGAAGGTGAAGTTGATCAAGATGATGCAGTGCGCGTTGCACTCCGGACCTGTCGGTTGTTTGAAAAACCGAAAAGCATCGACACGCGGCGGCGACGAGATTGGAACAAAGTGCAAGGATGAGCCATCTCACAGTACAACGCCATGGAAAGGCGTACCACGTTCCGCTTGCAACCGTGCAGGATGTCATTGACCTGATGGATGCCAACTACGCCAAGAAGCGTGTGGAATTGTTAGCAGACCTCGATGATATGAACGCATCAGAAGAAACCAAGCTGAAAGCCATGACGGAAATACGCGAACGCAAGGGAATGACCACGGATCTGATCAGAGAAGCATTCACGCTTCCAGGTGCGCGGTCAATCATTCAGCACGTTGCCAAGACCGAAGACCACGCAGCAATACTCGAAGACGCACCGGATCAGATTGTTCAGGTTGCCTTGCAAGTACTTGGGTTCACAGTTGACGAACAGAATTCTGAAGAAGATGGCGAGCGTCCTGAAAACCCTCCGAAGGGCGGCGCGACTTCTACAACGAAGCCGTGATCATCGCCCAAACCGTGCCGGGTCTTGGAAACCCGTTGGAGTTGACAATGAAACAATTCAACGGAATATGCAACAGCCTTTCAAGAGAACCGATGCAAACCGAAGACGGTGACCATAGGGCCTACGTCGAAGCAGAGATGAGGCGTATCCATGGCAGCAGGTAAACTCGAAGTTGAAATCACTGGACGTATTGACAAGCTCGAGAAGGCTCTGAACCAAGCCGAGGGCAAAGTCAAGAAGACCGGCAAGACGCTCGATGATGAGATGGCTACGCCCATGGGCAAGATGGCTCTCAAAGCTGGCAAGCTGTTTGCAGCTATGGGCGCAATCGAAGGAGCGACAAAGGGTGCTTCGGCAGCTACGTCAGGGCTTTCCGGTCTGTTTGCTGTCATCGAAGGTGACGCTGACGCTGCGCAACGACACTTTGATGCGATGGCAGAAACAGCCAAGTCTCTTCCGTTCGGCATTGGCCCAGTTGTTTCTGCGTTCGAGCAAATTCTGCATTCAGCTTCTGGACTGAATGAAGAGCTAGCTAAACAAGAAGAGGCAATGGCCAGGATCGCAGACCTTGACCGACAAGTAGCGGAAGCCCGACAGAGACAGACTTCGATTGCTTCGCTCGAGACAGAGATTAAGCTGGCCAAGGAAAAGGATCTGATAAACCGCGCCGACCTTGCGTATACAGCAGAATTCATTCGACTTCGTGAAGAACACGAACAGAATATGCGCGAAGCGGTAGGGAAGACCAGAAAAGAACGCGAGCGCATTCGCAAACAGAGCGAGAAGGAGATGGAACTCCGGCAAGAGCTGGCGCGGCTCAAAATGGAAGCGGTCATCGAGGCAGAAAACGAACGTAAAAGTGCTGAAGCAGCGGCGGATCTAGTAGCCAAACAACTTGACTTGCGGCAAAAGCTATTAGACAAATCAAAAGAACAAAACGAAGCCGACGCTGAGGCACTCAAAGAACAGAATCGTATTCTAGGCGAAGCGAAGAAGGCCGCAGACGAGCTTCTCAAGCTAGAAGAGAAGCAAAGACAGCAGGATCAAGCAGCAGCGTCCGCAACCAGTTCAGCTTCTACTGCTATGGGTACTTTCAAATTCGGTGCCATTCGAGAAGGCGGCGGACAACAAAAGGCGAACGCACACTTGCAAGGCATTGAAGAAGGTATCAAGGCATTGCATGGGATGCTCAACGTGGGACTCCGCGGGATTGGGTTCATGTAATGGGAACAGCTATAGAAATCATTGACGGTCGCCGTATGAATTTCAACGAAGGCTCTGTCGAAGCCGAACGAACGTTCATTCTGGATGGGTTCAGTGGCGAAAGTGATGTTCTGTACTTTGCTTTCGGTAATAGCGTTGCACAAATCGGCGAGCCTTTGACCAGCGTAGAGATTCCGAAAATCGGTGACGGTCATCCGCAATTCCGAAGTCTTCTATTCTGTCACGCCTACGATTTGTCTCAGCTACCTGGAGAGAGTACGAAGTGGCGTGCAACGTTTTCATATCGCAGAACGCAGAACACCTCTCAGGTAGACAACAGCGCAGTCGGATCTGGTCCCGGTCTTGTTGGTTTTCAGGAACTTTCTGCACGAGTGTCAGGTTCATTTGTCGAAGCATATCGCGCTGACGCAACGCTTGATGGCGGCGATGTTGCCGATGTTGGCGGTACGCCTCTCGATCGCGCAGGTGTTCCAACTTCAGTGATGCGAACACAAATGGAAATACAGCTTTCCACGACAACGTCACAATTTCAGCCATCACAATTCGCTCAGTACGTTGGTACACGAACCACGCAGAGATTGTTTGGCATCAATGCCGGATACTTGGTATATCGAGGCGCGAACATTCAACGCATTGAAACGAACAAATTCACATTGCAACACACTTGGCTATACGACAATCGATTCCACCTTATCCAAGAGCCAACGTACAACACAGCAGGATCACCGAAACTAGGTGATGATCCGGATAGCGAATACGCAGGAAAAGCGTACCCTGTGAAACATCGACAACCTTTCGGCACAGGAGATTCTCATCTTCTTGCACCCGGTTTTTAATAGGAAACAACCATGGCAAATGAACTGACCGTCTCTGCTTCAATTAACTATTCAAAGAACAATCATCAACTGACCTTTTCACCAACCGCGCAGCAGGTCGATGTTGCTGGAGAGCAACACTCAGCAGGCGTTCAAGGCGTAACCAATCCCACCGCTGGCGAAGCCTTGGCACTCAACGAAGTTGGTGCGTCGGCTCAGGGTTGGGGATGGTTTCGCAATATAGGAACCTCAGCAGACACGCATATCAGTGTCGGACCGCGGGACGGCAGTGGAAACTTCATAGAATGCTTCCAGCTCAAGGGTGGAGAGTTCGCTATCATGCGACTTGGTGATCAACAACTTTACGCCAAAGCAAGCACGTCCGCAGAACATTTCATCCAATATTCAATCATTGAGGCGTAACTGTGGCAGGAGACATTCCACAATTCAGCAAAGGCAGATTCGGCAAAGTCACCGCGCAGAACATGAACGAGATGGCACGCGCTGCTCGGCATTCTCGCAACGACCTTGAGACCAGCCCGACACCGTTCGCAAGAGAAAGCGTTGCTGCTCCAGGTGTGTGGCCGATCATGGTGAAGCTAGGAAACCAAGTCACCAAAGACGATACCGTAGTCGGTTACGATTGGCGGGAGGCCTACTATCTGAACGGCGACTGGTCAAACATGCCGGGAGGTAGAATCTACAACGAAGACGAAGCCACCCATGCAGTGCCGCTTGGAGTAAGCCAGACAGATATGGCTGAAACCGAGTTCACCGATAAGTTCGTGATGTTGAACTATATCAACACACACGAAGGGACGATCCTGTACTTTGAACCGGGTGGTGGGGTTGCAGCTAAGACAACGAAAGTCCTGCAAACTCTCACATACCACTATCCAAATGACGCGGAGTTCATTTCTAACTGCGCAGGATTTGGATCGAAAAGACAGTACCTTTGTCAGATTGTGATTCCGTCGCCGAACTGGGGCGGCGTTGCTAATGAAGCAGGTGCGCCGCCGTTTGTAATTGATCCAACGGTTGAAAGCACATCAAAAATCATTGGATACAACTTGTTGGAATATAACGACGGCGACCTGGGTGGCGTTGCAGGCGTCAATGATTGCAGCGTCAGCACAACAGTTGCAACGATTCCAAACAACACCTATGTTCTTGGCACTCGCATTGCCGGTTGGATGGAAGAATACGGAACTGAAGGCGAAGAAAGGCCAGTCGATATCTACGCCTTCACAGTTGCGAACGATCTCTGCGTTTCTTGTTGTGGAGAAGACAGCGGTGGCCTCTTATCACAACAAACAACACGAGAACGGGGTCAACAAGCTGCGGAAGTGCGCAAGCGGTATTGGTCGCCGACATCGATACTCGAGGAGATGCTGAAATGATCCCGGATATTCTGTTTCAATACCATTCTACAACGGCCAATACAGACACCTCGGAAGCAGAACTTGCTTTTCAAGCTGACGAAGGTGGCAAAAGTATGCTCACTGCTTTGTGGGCTGCTTCAAGTGCGGGCGGCACTGTAAACCAATATCGGATGCACCATTGCGGGCCGCAAGAAGAACCAGCACCTGCAAATATGATTCTGCACGGTCAATCCCGTACAAGCATTCGGGGAATCCAAGAAGTCTACCACACGGTGAAGATTGTGTTGAACCCTGGCGACCGCTTGTATTGTCAGTTTCACAGTGGCAACGGTATCACTTTGACCGGGTACGGATTGCGGCCGCAGGTCTACGACATGGAAAATCGCGGCAACATGCAAAACGCGATGCCAATAATGGACCAATTCCTCAAACCCACTGCACAAAGCATGGACGCTTCAGGAAACATCTATGGCTAGGCGGCGCATTGCTTGCTGTTGCAAACCGGGACCACCGTCTTCGTGCGATCGTAACTGCCTCGGACCAGACGAGTACAGTTGCTGCGGTTTCATTTGGCGCACCGACAGCTTCGATCCTTCAACAGGTTCGTTCGTTCAGGACGCACCATACAACGTGGTGAACGTGTCGATCACCCGTACTGCATTCCCAAACGGTGCGTTTGTCATTGACTCTATGTTTGGGACAGAAACCGGAGACTATGTGGTTGTCTGCGATGCATTACCAACAAGCGTCTCAGGCTTGTGTCTTCTCGGTACGCAAACAAGCCCCGGCCCTATCTATGGAAATCCGTGTGGTTCTAGTTATTCAAATGTGATGGGAGACCAAGCAATTGCAAGAAGCGAAGTTTGTGGTTTTGACCCCATTCAGGTCTTGTTACCAGGAACGTTCGGCGGTGGCGGATTGACAGTTTGGAAGCGTGGTCTGGACCAATGTTGTGGTGGAGTTCCTTGTCCTGCTGATGTTTTCTTATGCGCAGACCAAGAGTGTCAATGTGACGGTAGCGACATTGATGTCGAATGCGATCCGGGCTGTATATACGGGAAACATGTGACTTGGTATCCGGTCACAGGGTCACTTCCTTTTACTGGTGCAAGATTAAACTTTGGCGGTGGCGGCTACGAAGGCGGAACAGATTGCGGAGCAGCAATCAACGCAACTGTGAACGCAAACTACACGATTGGTTTGGAACCGGGAGAACCAGCTCTCGAGGTAGCTGTTTCTGTTCAGATGAGTGCGACGGGTAAGTTCTGCGTGCAGTTTGGTGAAGACTGTGACACCTTTCCAGGTTGCGCAGACAACTGCTTCGAGACCATGTTTTGGTACGGCTCAAACATCGACACCTATCTAAATTCGAGGATATGGGATCCCGCATGCTGCAATTCAAATTGCCAAGATTCACAATCTGAAACAAACGAAGATGGCTATTGCTCTGGCATCACGACTTGCTACTGCACAAAGGGTTGGGGTCAAGGTTGTCCGGGATTAGGGACTTCTGCATGCGGCGACGATACTGGATGTCCTGAAGTGCGTGTTTCTTCATGCGATGATCCTTGTTCGATCTTAAATTGCACCGCCTGCCAAGCTATAGGCGGCGGAGCATACACCGGAACCGTTGGGAGCTGACTATGACGAACGCTTGGAGACGAAAGAAATACCACTGTACACACCTCCTCTATCTTGACGATGGTATGAAAGCATGCGGACGGAACCTTTGCACAGAAGACGATATCTTCTCATGCTGCGCGACGTGTACAGAATACAAAGGCAAAGACCGAGGACTAGGTGACACCATCAAACGAGTCACAGATGCCGTCGGGATCAAGACGTGCGGTAAGTGTCAGAAAAGACGTGAGAAGTTGAATCAAATGACAGACAAACTATTCAATAAGGGCGAAGACAATGACGGTTAATCTCGACACAGCAAAGACCGGGATCTTCGCAAGACTTGGCAAGGTGTTCGGAATTGTCAAACGCACAGAGCAATTCCAAAGCGACATCATCGACAACGCGTCGCAATCATTTCAAGAAGCATTGAATGAATACGTCAACACGTTGGGAGCCACTGCCAATACGGACTTGGACTTTGCAGATAGTTTGATCAGTAACTTGGACGAAGTTCGGAACCAAGCAGGTACACATATCATCCAACGGTGTAGAGCTGCGGCGCTAAAAACATTGATTGAGATGGTCGATGCTGACACAAAGATACCTTTGCGTTCAACCACTCGCGCACTTGTCGAACTTCGTGAACAAATGAAGACAGCGAGTGAGACAGTGGACGGCACGAGCATCACAATCGGCAGCACCTCAGCAGCAGGAACAGGTACGGGAACGGTCGTGGTTTCGGCAGAAGCAGACAACAGACACCACGAAGGAATCGTGTCGTATCCAACCATTCGCACGGAAACCCTCGAGTTCCAATGTGTGACAGATAGCACAAGCGCAAGAGCTACCCGTGGAGGCGAGATCTTTTCAATCAGAGGAAAACAAGCTTTTCCGCAGACAGATCATCGATGGCCTGGGGGGACTGGTAACTGGGGCAACTACGCCGCAACCAGCGATCTCGGTTCAGATGGACAAAGTGCAGGGGTCAACGTACTACGCAACAGTTCCTTCAATTCATTCGACGATGCAAACGGGCCTGTGAGTTGGAACCTTGCAGTCGGTTCAGCAGGTGTACACGTCTTTGAAGACACGACCAACAACGCTCGAGGTGTATCGGGTCTTGAACTGAGGAACGACGGCAGCACCAAGATACGATTGATGCAACAGATCGACAGCAAAGAACCCAACTCAACAAGAGGCAAGATTCCGGTCGATCGTCTGTGTTGCATTTCTTTCCTCGTCAAACGTTCCAATACCTCGCCAAGTGCAGGACAACTCTCTGTTGGGTTGTATCAGTCTGACGGTACAGTTGTCACTGGCACAACAGTTTCACTTGCGCATGGAGCAATTGCTACTTCATACGCTGTGAAGACTGTCGCATTCCGCGTCCCGTTGTCTCTGCCGAATCCTCTGTACTTTGGAATCGAATGCAGCACCGCTTTCACCAGTGGTTGCTACCTGCACATCGATGGATTGGTTTGCGCAACCATGTACCGCAACGGTCCCAGCTCACCTGGGTGCCTGATTGTTCCCGGAACAACTGATTTCATTGTGGGCGACAAGATGACGGTTGCGATCACCAACAACGGTGAAGGAGAAATCGAGAGATATATGGATCGCATCTTCGGAACATACGCATTGGGTATCTATGTACCGAACAACATCCTCGGCGGCGAAACCGTTGCCGATTCGCTCGTCTCCTGATAATCTGCAGCAAAAGCTTTCTCCTTGGTCGCCCCCTTCCGCTACTTCCTCTCGCGGCGGGGGCGGTCTTTTTAAAACGCGATGCATCAAATCAAATCGAAAAGCCTTATGACGCGTCTGAAACGAAGATCAGAGAAATGAATCGAATTTTATAACGAGACGAACGAGAACGCGTTCTGGCGCGTCCATTTTCTGACGGGTCTTCCTATTGATTTAATCAGGGAACGCGTCAGGCGCGATCCTACGCGTCCAAATACTCCGAACAGGGTCCGAACAACGTTCCCAGACGCGTATATCGTCGGAAAAATCATCGGAAAAATACGAGATCGACGTATATACGGCTTGATATACGTCGATAAACCGTTAAGGTAGTACCGCGGAAAACGAACCCGCGACGAGAGGAATCGTCATGACCAAACGAGAGCGAAAATTCACTCAGAAGATGAAACGACAGATCCGATCGCTGTACCTCGAAAAGGGTCAGATCGGACGCCTCGAATTTGCTGAACGCGAAACCGACGATCCCACCTCAGAACGGGGATACCGACGATCGAATGACGCTTCCGAATGGGAACACAACATCGATGATTGGTCGTTAAACGGGAGCGCGGATCTCAAGTACGCAATCGGTGACATGCCCGTTTACGAGGGACTACGCCTTGAGATCTGGACTTACCTTCCGAACTATCGCGGTCAAGAATCTGATAGTTGGGACCTTGAAGACCAATTTACTATTGAATTTAACGGGACCGAATGGGTCCTGCGCCCAACCAACGGCGACACCGTTTAACCGAATCGAGAGGATACGACTATGACTACAGACCCGTTTACGCACGCTCATGAGACGCTCAAGGATGATATTGAAGTAGCGACGTTTTTACTTCACAAAAGCAAATACGGTTTCCCATTCAACCAGAAAGACCGCGACGTACTAAGCGAAATTCTCGAAC